GTTCCATGATAGATGATGCTGAAGTAAGGTTTGAGAATCAACGAGAACGTGTAAGAGTATCACAGTCTTCAGCAATGAAAGAACTAGAAGATAGACTCAATGCTAAACTACAAAGAGCATTAGATAACCCTTTAGCTGACTGAATTAGCTTGACTTTTTAGTTGTTTTGAGTTTAACTATAGTAATGGAAATAGATAATAATAAAGCTTTAGCAGATGGGCTTGAGTTATTTAGACAAAGTAAATGGCACAGAGTATATAATGTAGATGATATCTACCGATACTTAGTAGCTCCAATTAAATATAATCGTATTCGTATATACTATCAAGCTGATAAACCCATAGGATTAATAACATGGTGTTGGTTAGATAAAGAATCAGGTAAAGACTTCTTGAATAACGAGTACTATATTACAGAACAAGATTACGTAGCAGACAATAAAGAAGAGCTTTGGGGTATAGAGTTTATAGCACCTTACGGTCATACAAGACAAGTCATGACTATGTTACGTAAAGAGTACCACAATACTTACCCAAGAAAAGAAAAGATCAACTGGCGTAGACTGCATGATCCAGCCACCAGACATATCAAGAAAGTTTAAATTATGAGCAGACATCTTTATAACCCTTTTATGCCAAGTGTTCACTTCCGAGATCAGGCTGTTTTTGGTGGAGGAGGTAGTGATGATGGAGGTGTTCAACAACCTGCTCCTCAGGTGTTTAAGTCCTCTAAGCCTGAACTAGCCGGTCAAGAGTATGCATCGCAGGAACTACTAAACCAAGCAGAAGCTGTAGTAGATAAAGACAATGCGGCAATAGCTTCGTATAAGAGTGCTATAACTCAAGCTATATCCTCTACAGATATACAAGGTACAGATGAGATAGGAGGAATACAACGTAAACTCCAGTCTATACAAGCTGTAGCTAAACCTGCAGTTACTTACAACTCAGAACAAATTACTAATGCTTTTAATGAGCAAGTAAGATCACTAAATGCTAAGATGCAAAGTGCTCAGCAGGTAGGTCAAACTGAAGTAGAAGCAGGTACTCGTAGCTTAGTTAAGAAAGCTGTAGTAGATCCTGCATCTCTTACTACTACGGCAGAGGTAGCTGAGCTAGATCCTAACACTGCAGGTGCTACTCTATCTCAACAGACAGGCCAACTTTCCTCCGATGTATCAGCTACACCAACTGCAGACGTAGCACCCACAGCGACAGCGGCAGGTGTAGACCCTATCACTACAGCTACAGCTACTACAGGAGCTACTCAGCCGGCTGTTACAGCGGCTACAGAGGCCGCAACTGCGGCTCAAGGTCAACTGACACCACAAGCTATACTAGAGGGTGCTACAAAAGATCCTACGACTACTGACGTTAAAGACTTAACTGCGGCACAAGGTACAGCTACAGTAATGAATAACCCTGTACAACGTGAGATCCAAGCAGGAGAGATTGTCTCAGGTGCGGCTGATGCGGCTAAGGCGGCTACGTTTACTGAACAGATTCAAGCGGCTACAGCTACACCTTCTGATCAAGCTACAGTTAAAGGTCAACTAGATACTCTCATGCAAGACTTTGAGGGTGGAGCTACACCTACATGGGCGGCTGGAGCTATGCGTAATGCTAATGCTCAGATGGCGGCTCGTGGCTTAGGTGCATCATCAATGGCAGGTCAAGCTATTATACAAGCGGCAATGGAGTCAGCTATACCTATAGCCGCACAGGATGCTCAGATTGTAGCAGGGTTTGAGATGGCTAACTTGTCTAACCGTCAGGCTAGAGCTATGCTTGCCGCTGAACAAAGAGCCGAGTTCATGGGTATGGAGTTCACACAGGACTTCCAAGCAAGAGTACAAAACTCTGCTCGTATCGGTGAAATAGCTAATATGAACTTTACTGCTGAGCAACAAATAGCTCTAGAGAACTCACGTAGTGCTAACTCTATGAACTTAGCTAATCTAACTAATGCTCAAGCTATGGTGATGGGACAAGCGGCGGCTATCTCTGCACTAGAACAACAGAACTTATCTAATCAACAACAAGCGGCTGTACAAAATGCACAGTCTTTCTTACAGATGGATATGTCTAACTTAGCTAATCGTCAACAGACAGAGATGTTTAAGGCTCAGTCCGTAATACAGTCTATCTTTACTGATCAGGCGGCAGAGAATGCGGCTAAACAGTTTAATGCTTCATCAGAGAACCAGACAAAACAGTTCATGGCTAACATGCAAGCACAAGTACAACAGTTCAATGCATCTCAGATGAATGCTATGGAACAGTTCGCTGTGACTGAAGAGAATGCTATGGCTAAGTTTAACGTAGACATGATGAATCAGAGAGATAAGTTTAACGCTACAAATCAGCTTGTAGTGTCTCAAGCTAATGCACAGTGGAGACAGAATGTAGCCACACTAAATACAAACAATCAGAACCTAGCTAACCAAGAAGCGGCTAAGATCTCTAATGCTTTTACTGCATCTACTATGGATCAGATATGGCAAAGAGAACGAGATCTAATGTCTATGGCTTGGAAGTCATCAGAGAGTTCAGCAGATAGAGCTAACAATATTTTACTTACACAAATGACAGTAAATGCACAGAAAGAAGCATTAGCCTTACAAGCTAAAGCTGAGAAGAGTAGTGCGTTTGGTAGCTTCTTAGCCTCTATAGTTTTTGGTTGATAATAGGTAACTTAAAGGTAAATAAATAATGGCATATGGTGGTAAGAATACTCGTAGTTCAATAGCAGATGAGATAGCGGCTGAGATAGACTCAGACATGACATCTTCTGTATCAGCTACTAAAGGTAGAGGTTTCTCTTTAGGTCAAAGAATTACTGCTGACACACAGGCTGAAGTGAATAAGCTAAAGTCAGACGTAGACAAAGGATCTAAAGCAGGTGTTATAAGAAGTAGGAAAGACAAAGAGGATGACTCTTCTAGTCTAGCATCTGAGCTATTTGGTTTTGCTAAGAGTTGGATATCTGAGTTAGGTAGCGACTCTAAAGAGAACACAGTGTCTACTGTAGGTAAAGCTTCTGGTATTATTCCTGATGAGACTAAGGTATCTTACAATAAAGAGACAGACGTAAACCCTAAAGTTGTAAGTGGTGAGTTAGAAGAAGAGTCATCTGCTAATTCTTTCTTTATTAGACCTGCATCCACAAAAGACTTTAGTAAACAAGTAGCAGGGTTAGTTAAAGCATCAGGTGATGACGAGTTTCCTGAAGCTGTAGAGATGTTTGCTGAGAAGTTTGATATAACGCCTAACGAAGTGTACGCAGTTATCAATGGCGAGAATAAAGACTGGGCTTACAACAAGACAAACAAAGGTGGCTACAAAGGATTGTTTCAAATAGGTAAGACAGCCGCAGAAGAAGCAGGTATAGACTATGGATCTATAGCTAACAAATCCCCTACAGAACAACTTGCTTTGTATGATACGTACTTGACTAGATGGAACTACGATAGTAGTATTCCTTTAGGTTTGTATCAAGCCGCACCCGGCTTAGCATCTAACTTAAAAGATCAAAGTGATGATACAATAATCTATGCTAAGGGATCTCCTGCATGGAAGAAGAACAAAGGGTGGCGTAGCGCAGGTAATGGAGCTATCACCAAAGGTAGCATAATTAGCTACTACCAATAATTCAAAAAGGTATATAATATAATGGCACTATTAGCACCAATTCCCGGTCAATCTTTAACTGATGAACCTAACAACTTTGCGTGGGAGAGGCCTCCTGAGATAACAGATCCCGATGAGGCTGTAGTGTTTCACTTGGATAGACTGTCAGAGAAACCTATAGTAGATTCAGTTCTACACTTATTACAGATGGGCTTCCCTGTAGATGTACTAACTCGTAGTATTCTTACTGGTGCAGTAGGTAGTGGTATGCATAGTATTGATGTTAGCTTACTTATATCTCCTGTTATAGAAGAAGAGATAGCTTACATGGGTACTACTGCAGGTGTTAAGTTTAAGAATACCTTTGGTAACGATGAGACAGACGATGAGATACAAGAGAAGAAACTCAAAGATGTCATTATGGTTAGGCTAGAAGAAGAGCTAGGTAAGGGTGACGAAAGCTTTATTCGTGAGACTACAGAGGCCTTAGGTTCATCTCAAGAGTCAGCCTTAGAGTCTATGCAAGAGGACACTACTCCTGAGCAAGAAGAACAACAACAAGAAATAATGGATGATAAGCCTATTGATAGAGGCCAAGGTCTAATGAGCAGAGGTGTATGATATGAGTTTTGCAACAGGGTTTTTTAGTACAGCGGCTGATAGAGTTACAGCACGTAAAGAATACATAAGAGATAAAAGAGCTAAAGATCGTGACTACCTCATGACCTACGGTACTCAGGCTGTTAAGAAGACAGAAGAAGAAGCCAACAAAGCTATCACTATAGGTAAGCTTTTAGAAGGCAGAGGTATGACTCAAGAGAATATAAACTTTGTAGTAGATACATCAGGGCCTCAAGGTTTAGCTATTCTGTACAACACTATAAAAGATTTCAAGCCTAACGAGTTAAGTACGAAACAACTTAATGAGTACGTAAAAATGGCAGAAGACTATAGACCTAGTGGTACTACATATGATGATATGATTAGAAAGTCCTTCGGTCTGTATAAGAATGGTGTGACAGACAACCCAGAGAAGAACGAAGAGAGAGGCATATGGTCTTTCTTAGGTCTAGATGCAAATGCGGCAGACTCATCTATGACAGACTCTTACATAGGCGGTTACTCAGGGTACGACTTAAAGCGTATCATGTCAACGTCTGCGCCTTCCTTGAAAGGCCCTCTACCTGTAGATAGAAGCTTGTTGCCTAAGGTATATAGCCCTACGGAAAATCGTGCAGTATTTAATTCTATTGAAGATAATATACTAAATATAGCAGAGAAGTTTATAGGGGGTTTTGGCACGGAAATACCCGGTATAGATACAGAGGATGGTATCTTATACGATAAAGTTAAATCTGCTCTCGATTCAGAAGATACTAGAACTTTACTTAGAGTATTACCGGACGCATCTCAGGCAGTAATAGATTATGAAACAAGGTATCCGGGTTCTATAACTAATAACCCAGACTTTACTATGAAGTTTACTGACTTTAGTTTTGGTGATGATGTAAAGCCTATGGTTACAGGAGAAGATACATCCCTACAACCTAAAATACGCCCTACTAATCTAATGAAAGGCCTTAGCTTAGAGGATCAATACAGTGCATTAACAAGTGGAGAGGAGGATGCCACCCCTTTCTCATTACTACCTGAATTTGAAAACGCAGAAGAAGCCCAGAAAAGTAAAGACTTAAAAGCCGGTGATTATGTTATCATAGGAGGACAACTAACTACCGTAGGTCTTTCTTCTGATAAGGAAACTGATACGATAACTAGTGTAGCAATAGCACCCGTGTCTGACTCTGAACTATCAAAGACTTTAGAGCCTATCATGAAGAAGTGGGATGAAGAAAATCCTGAACCTTCAGGCAGAGCAAAGGTAGGACATAACCGAAAGAGAGAGCAGTATTACATAGATCAAAGAAAGCTATTACTAGAAGGACAAGCTCAAGCGGCTGATGTATCAGATGCAACAGGTTCTATAGTCGATACAGATCAAGAGGCGTTTGATAAAGAGATACAAAAACAGGTTGCCGAGAGACTTCTATTAAAACCAGACACAGACCCTAACGACATAGCAACGGTAATAGCATATAGAGTCAGAAGGACTAATCCAAAATGGAAAGATCTAAAGCCTAGTAAAATAGAGAAAGATTAATAGATGAACGAGTTTACCTTTACTCCAGTTGATCTAGGGCTTGATCCTATCAGCGTGGAAAAAGAAGAAAAACCAGAGTCTAGCGGAAAGTTTACTTTTACTCCTGTATTTACAGAACAAAAAGAAACCAAAACAGAACCTGTATCTCAAACCATACAAGCCTTACAACCTACTTCTAGCGCAGAGACTATCAATGATCTGATGCAAGACAATAACTATGCTGTTGTAGGTAACTACATGAAGCAACGCTTTGGCATGACAGAAGACACACATGGTAGGCAAGAAGTTATAGATAGCTTTGTAAACCACATGAGGAAGTTTAACTTTGGTCAGTCAGTAACGACAGGCACAGAGTTAGCCTACCTAAACAAAGCAGAAGAAGCTAATAAGTTAGCCGCAGGTCAAGCCTATCAACTGTTTGACAACATGAAGGGTGCATTCTCTGAAGAGTATTCCTTTGCACAAAAGGCTGACGCAGTAGGCGACTATGCTCGTGCTCTAATAGTAGATCCTGTTAACGTTTTATCTCTAGGCTTTGGTAAGTTAATCACTGGTGGTGCTACTAAAGTTGCGGCTACCTTAGCTAAAGATGCCGTGATAAAGCAAGTAAAGAAAGAGCTAACTAAGAAAGGTATAAAGAATGCCTCATCTAAAACTGCTCAGGCTCAAGCTCAACAAATAGAACGCCGTATTATAGGTAAGATAATAAAAGGTGAGAAGGTTAGAGGTGTAGCTAAAGACGCATTCGCAGAGGGCGTTAAGAAGTCTACTAAGAAAGAGATACTTGCTACTACTGCTTTTGATTCTGCTTCTGCTGTTACTATAGATGCAGTATATCAGAAAGCTTTACAACAAGGCGGAGTACAGACTGACTACAATGTTGTACAAGGTGCTGTTACAGGCATAGGCGGTGTGTTTGGTGGGTCATTAGCTTATGGTCTAAGCTTACTTAATAAAGCTCCACACACAGAGGATTCTTTACCTTTAGCTATGAGCTTCTTTGACAATGCCGCTGTAGCTGAAGCTAATGCTGTTAAGTTAGCACGTACTACTACTCTTAAATCTAATAAAGCTACACTTAAAAGTATGAATGCTAAGGCTTTGCAGAAGGCTATTAACAAGAGTGCTACTGCCTCTGAACGTTGGGCTAAGAAAGTACTTAAAGGAGATACTATACGTAGGTTAGGTGATTCTGTAAGCGATCCTTATAGATCTAGATTTGCCTCAGCTTTTTTTACAGGAGGACAAGAGGGTAACGTAAAGTTTAGTGGTATAAAAGAAATACTACAAGACTTTAATATACAGTTAGCTAATGAAGAAACGGATAAGTTTGCTAATTTTACGGACTTCTTAACCGAGACTATATTAAGCTTACCAAAAAGTGCTAAGAAAGAAGTAGAAACCTTATACAAAAATACAATGGCTAGGCTTCCTGAAAATCAAGGGATTACTTTAGAAGAAGCTATGAATAAAATGGCAAGTGACATGAGTAGTTGGGGAAGAGATGGGCAAGCAATAGCCCAACTAAAGAAAGACTTAATGCTTGCCCCAGACAAAACACCCTCACAGAAACTTAATACTGTAGTAGACGATACGCTTGACCCTACGCCAAAAACAATTAGAGATAAAGTAGTAGATGGTACGAGTAGTATGCAACAGAACCTTATACGTATGTTGATTACACATCCGGGTACAACTGCATTGAACGTAGTTGGTTGGGCTAATGCTACAAGTATGCAGTCTGTAACTGATATACTAAGAGGTGCTCTTTATGGAGGACGTTCTGTAGCTGAGATGGCTATTGGTAGAAATACAAATGCTACTGAGTTTGCTAACAAGTCTAAGCTTATGTTCACACTACAAAAACAAAAAGCTATGAACTTAGTAAATCCTTTTGCTACACAACAATCTGCATTAGACTTCTTAGCGGCTAACCCTAAAGCACAAAAAGAATTGTTTAGGTATATGTCAGGTGGTATAGAGTTAGATGATGTTTACAAACAAATAGGTATTAGAATAGATGACTTAGGTAAGCCCGGAGTAGGAGAGAAGGTCATGAACTTTGCTCAGACTATGTATGGTGTTAAAGCTCAAGACATGTACACTAAGACACAAGAGTTTATGTATGCCTTAGACAAACAAGTACGTATTAAATATGGTAAGACTTACTCAGAGTTCTTAGAAGATCCTGACTTGTATAAAGTAATGAAGGGCGACACCTATGCAGAGATACAAACGATAGCAGTAGAAGATGCTTTACGTAACGTGTACGCTAAGTCTTACGGTAAGAACCCTAAAGGATTACTTAGCTTTGGTGCTAAGGTTATAGAGGACTTACGTAAGTACCCTGTCGTAGGTGCAATGGTTCCGTTTGGTCAGTTCTTTAACAACACATTAGGTCATATGTTTGACCACACAGGGATTAGCCTTGTACATAAATATGCGGCAGGTACGACTCGTGATCCCTTAGAGCTTCTTACTAAGTCAGCCATAGGTCTATCTCTCATAGGCGTAACAGCGGCTCGTGAGTATGATAATATGGAAGAAGGTTTAGCTTGGTTTGAAGAACGTAGGGATGATGGTTCTATACGTAACCGTATGTATGACTTTCCTTTTAGTTTCTACAAAGCAATAGGTCGTATGGGTGCTCATCACAAACGAGATGGAGAAGTACCTGAGGATTTAGTGAAAGAATTAGTAACACTATTCGGGCCGGGACAACTTACAAGACAGTTAGGCGATTCAGCTAAGATATCTTTTGACTTATTAGTAGATGCATCCTCTGGAGAAGATGGTGCAGTTAGAGACGCACTAGGTAAACTAGTACAAGACACAGCTTCTATGTATCTTAGCGGTTACAGTCGTCCGTTTGATCCTGTGAACACAGCTATAGCTTTAGGTAGAGGTGAAGACTTCGTAGCTGTAGATCGTAACCAAGGATCTAAATGGCTTAACAACTCTACAAGATACGTTGATCAGATATATACTGCCCTTAGTGGTGCAGAGTTATCACCTGAGAAGTTTAACGCACTGACTGACGCTAAGGGTACAGCACCTATAGGACGTATCTTTGGTTATCGTGAGAACCCCGGACAGACTCATATACAAAAGATGTTTAACCAAATAGGTAAACCACAATGGCGTACTGAGATTAAGTCCTTCATACCTGAGACACAGAATCATATTAATAAGATAGTGTTTCATTTCTTAGAACAACAAGCTGAGTACGCCTTAGCTACACCTGCTTGGAAGAATGGGAATAATAAACAACGTAAGGCTCTCTTAACTGAGGTGCTTAGTAAGGCTAAGAAACAAACAACAGGTTTACTTGAGCGTAGCCTAGCACCAGAAGATAGCCGTACCAATAAGTTGTACAAGATAAGTAAGAAGGGTAGTGGTGTAACTAAAGAAGACGTAGACAAAGCGTTAACAAAGTTAGACATAGACGTAGACATAACAGAGCTAGACGAGAATCAACTAGACTTCTTAATGTATTACTTAGAAGCTCAGAAAGATGAAGTTAAAAAGCTTAAGATGTTAGGCACTAGATAAAAGAAAAGGGCGACACAAGCCGCCCCTCTTATTGTTATTTAACTCCGTGCCTCTCAGCACATTGCCTAGCCCACAGATACATACTCGTGTAGGCCTTTAGACAGTGATCTCTTTCAGTGCTCTCCCATAGATTGTCACATAGTAACACTTCCATACTCTCCATATGATCAGTCAACACATTCAGGAATGCTGTTCGTCTTGACTTGATGTGTTCTTGTGCTTCTTGTTCTAGTTTCACAGGCTTTCTCTCTAGGTTACTGCATCTTCTAATGCACTTATTGGTAGGTTATAACAGTTAGACTTTACAGTGAAGTTATTACTAGGATCTACATCACCCTTCTTCAAGTAGGTAGCATCCTTATAGTATGCACTCTTAGGATACACACCTAAGAACCACGCTGTGTGTAGATCTTTATGTACACGTACAAATGCATAGTAGTCACACTTCTGTTTCGTATTAAGTTCAGCTACTGAGCACTCATAGTAACGCTTGGGTGGTACAGTAGTTCGTTTAGTCTTTACATCAACAGTGTAACCATTGTCTAACTTAAGGTCATAGTCGTATGTGTTCTCTTCACTACCACCCATTATAAGACGAGCAACTTCTTCGCCTAAGAATCCGGCAACACTACCCTGACCTCCTGTGATACTATTGTTTAGTCTACCCATCTCAGTAGCCTTAGCACGAGCCTTATTAACCATGTCTTTGGATACGGTTATCTCTTTCATGCTATAACTAACTCCGCAGATGTGTAAGGGATGTGAAAGAATAACTCACCCTTTTGTATGTATCTACCCTTAGCTTCAGCTAAACTTTCCTTAGTGAGTAGTGTATCCTTTATGCGCCATACTTGCTTCATGTCCTCACGAAAGACATAGAAGTTTAGCACACCATTAACACCTTCATACTTATCTAGTAAGCGTTGCTTACGTTCAGGGATACGAATATCAGTCCAATGTGTAGGCCAATCTTCCTTCCAAGCTACTTTGACTTCAGCCTCGTTGAAGTATGTATATCCATCTTTCTGAGAGACGACATCAACAAAATAGTTTTCTTCGGTATTAATTATAGTATGACCTTTTGATTCTAATATCTTAACTAGTGTGTCTTTAGCTTTCTTATCGTAAGCCTCATACAATGCACGGTTAAACTGTTTTCTTACTGCTGTCACTTAGGTATTCCTTTAGTTCTGTATAGCCCCCAAGATGAGTGCCATCTGGTTTAAATATTTGTGGTACTGTAGTATAACCTGCTTTCTTCATTAATGCTAGTAACCATTTGCTACTAGATGATTGTACGTTGTATGTTGTTACCTGACTTCCTGCAACACCTCGTAGTAATTGTAACGAGGCATCACAGAAGTTACATTGATTTCTAGTTATTACTATCCACATTAAACGAGATCTACAATCTCACAGCTATCTCCACTACATGCTAGTGTCTGACTACCTGCTGTGTTGTCTTCCTGTTCATACTCAGATAACTTATCCCAATCAATACTATCAGGCATCTTATCTAAAAGTATATGATAGTCTGTAGCTAAACAATCTT